CTCCGGATTCAAAGTATTTCACGATTTCATCCAGTTCGTTTTGGTTCTTGGCTACTTCAAGAATAACTTCTCGATTCTTGTTCATCCAACGATAGGTACTGTAAATCAAATCTCCGGTTCCTAATCCTTCCCAATTCACATATTCAACTCCAAATATTATTTGATTATGAGATATTCTTCTCATTTCGTCAAAGTATTCTTGTGGGGGAGTTTTTGAATCCCAATCAGATTGTGTATAAACTTTTTTATTTTTATTTGGATTGAGCCGGACTCCATTTTTTTGCTTAACAGTAGTATTTGTTTCTTTTAAAAAAGCCATTTTACCTAATCCAATTCCATAAGGAACGTCATCGACTACCCAATGAAAATATTTATCTGGATAGCGACTGCAGGTTTCTCTCCAATGCTCATTAAAAGAAATGCTCTTTATCATAGCTTTGCGATTTCTTGTCTTACTTGCTGCCAATATGATTTCCTGTCTGAAAAATATCTATATGTTTCAGATATTATTTCATCAACTGCTGCTAAAGCGCATCCTTTTGCAGTAAAATCTTGTTTTTTATCTGCTAAAACAGAAGGTGTTATATAATAGAATTTTTCATATAATTCAATTGCTTTTTCTTTTGGCGTCATAATTTTTTAAAACATAAAACCCCATAATTCAAACAGGCTTCGACATCTGTTCTCCTTATGAGGCTTTTGTTATTTCTTAGTTTTAGTTACTCTGTCGAAGCATAACTTCAGCAAAGATAAGGAAACTATTTCACATAATTGGAAACTATTTCCAAAAACAGCAAAGGTTTCATATTTTAAACGACAACAAACGTTTGTAAATGAATAAGATTTACCTTTGTTGTTCAATAAATAATCAATTAAATCAAATAGAAAAATGGAAACACAAGAAGCAAAATTGCCCCATCACTTATCTAAAATATATAAGAAGATGGAAGAAGAAGGACTAATAGTAGATAAAAAATATGTAGGCGAGATTCCGTTGGCCGAGTATTTGAAGTCCGCCGAAAGTTCAGATTCTACGGAAGAAAAACCACCTACGACAACGGAAGAAAAAGAGCCTTCGATTCCACTATCACAAGTAAGCGAAATGCTTGATAAATTGGTAGCCGAGAAGCTAAAAGGAATGAGCTTTTCTCAGCCACAATATCCCCCACAATACCAAGCCCCACAAGTAAAAGAAGAATACGACATCGAAGATTTGCCCGAATTCAAGAATTGGGAAGTCAAAGACAGGGAGTATGAATACTTGGAAGGAAAACCAGTTTCAGCATCCATCCCATCAAAGCACACTGATTTAGTGCCTTTGCAGTACTTCAACAAAGAAAAAAACAAGGTACATATCTTGCGTTATGCGAGCAACCAACCGACGTTTTTCCAGGAGAATCAAAGCAAGGAGCCAGGGTCGGTGATATTGGCCGAGATTTTGTTCAAATTTGGACGACTAAAAGTTCCTGCCAACGAAATTAACTTGCAGAAGTTCTTGCACATTCACCCGTATAAAGACAAAATTTTCAAAGAATACGATCCGAAAGCAAAATCAAGAGAGATTGTCGCCAAAGAGAAATTGAATCACAAAGCATTGGGGTTGGTGTTTAGCGTAGGCGAAATCACAAACAGGTCCATTGCATCGGTAGAATGCCCTAATTACGTTGATTCTTGGAGCGAAGAGTTGTTGGAGGAAGAAGTATTGGCCATTGCCAAAAAAGACCCTGCAAAATATATCGCATACACCGAGGACCCAACTATAAAAATGAAAGGAGTCGTAAAAAAAGCCTTGGCCACGGGAAACCTGATTTACTCCAACTATCGTTTCTTGAACAGTAAAAGAGAAACTATCTTGGAAGTAGCCAAAAACCAAGACGAACTTGATGAAATAGTGAAATACTTTGAGTCCGGCGCCGGAAGAACATTTTATGAGTTCTTATTGCATTCGAAGTAAAATCTTAAAATAGAATTAAAAACCCTGATTTGTAGTCAGGGTTTTTTTGTACCTAAAATTAAAGACTACCTTGCACTTGAGACCGCTTGGATGTTAATTACTTTGTATTTTTAGGTTTTAGCGAAAAGGGTTTTTGCAAATTTTCTTTAAGACTGTAAAATTAGTAAAATTATTTTACACGAACTGCAAGATTTGGAAATATTATCCGATAGTAAATGTTTGTTGTCGTTTATTTTTTATCTTTGTTTAAAATACTCGAAGTATGATTTCCATAAATCGGTGTCGTAATACCGTATTGTTCTTGTTGGACAAAAACAACAGGGCGTTTATTTCTCCTATGGAGTTTGATTCTTTTTGTTATTTGGCCCAGTCGGAGTTGTTCGAAAACTTGTTTTTCCAGTACAACAAATGGTTGGTAAACCAATCAAGACATTTGTCGAATACTGGATTTGCCGACATTCCTAAAAACATACAAGAGCAGATTGACAATTTTTCGACGTTTTCCTTGACTTCCAATTTCACTTATGACGCGACGGACGATGTTTGGGAATTTTCCGGAACCGACTTGTATCGCACCACGGGATTATCACTGGTGAACGCCGCCGATAAAAAAGTGGATATTGAAGAAGTGCCAAAAGGAACTATATGGAACAATATGGTGAACTCAAAACTTAATGCTCCCACTACCCTATTCCCTATTTACACAAAAATCGGGAATGCTTATCGAGTTTATCCAAAGGCACCGTCGGGTTTCAATGTAGAATTACTTTACATCAGGACACCCAAGGCCCCGAAATGGAGTTACATAATCGATGCCAAGGGAAATCCAACTTTCAACGCAGGAGCAACGGACAGGCAGGATATAGAACTTGACGAGAGTATGTTCTACCCGCTTATAATGAAAATTATGTCGTTTTGCGGAATCTCCATCCAGGAAGATGAAGTTGTTGCGGCCGCTGCAAATTCAGAGGTAGTAACCCAACAAAAACAATCTTAATTATGGCTTCAATGAACCCACAGGAATACTACGAAGACGAAGCGAATCACGGCAGTTATGCTTATGTTTCATTGGAAGAAATGGTGATCAACTTCATTTCGAACTTCACCGGTGATGGAAAGATTTTGAACGCCGTAAAACGCTCACAAGTGCTTTATCAATTCAAGCAGGGAATCAAGAAATTCTCGATGAATGCTTTGCGTGAAGTAAAAAAAGTAGAATTAGAGTTGGGCGACACACTCGACATTACATTACCTCCGGATTACGTCAACTATGCGAGGATATCCTACGTAAACCCCGAAAGTGGAGAATTGATGGTATTGTCCCGTAAGGAAAGAATGGCGATGGCCACGGCTTATTTGCAAGACCACGATGCCGAGATATTATTCGACGATGCAGGATTTATATTGGAAGGCTCCACTTATTATTCCGAGTTGAACGACAAGGTGAACAAAAGAGTTTTTGAAGGCGGTTGCGGAAGTGTTCATACCAACTTCAGGTTGGACCCGACGCAAAACGCCAACGGCTATTTCAACATCGATACCCGAATGGGGAAAATACATTTCAGTTCCGACAATGCGAGTCGAGTGATTATGCTCGAATACATTTCTGACGGACTGGAATACAGCAACGAAAGCGACATCAAGATAAGCAAACTTGCCGAACAAGCCCTTTACAACTACGTGAACTACGAATTGATGAAAACATTGTTCAACGTTCCGATGTACGAAAAAAATGAGGCCAAGAAAATGTGGTTTTCCGAATATAAAAATGCCAAAATAGCGATTATGGACATCAAGATTTCCGACATAATGCTGTTTTTGAATGCAAAAAGACAATACATAAAGTAAGATGGTAAAATTCCCAAATACATTTTCGAAGGGTACGGTAAACAAGGATTTGGACGCTCGATTTATCGGGCCGGATGAATTGATAGATGCCGAGAACTTTTTCGTCTCCACATTAGAAGCATCAAGCGGAGGCGTTGGGAAAAATGCGCTGGGAAATGCCTTGAAAACTGCGTATAACATTACTGGAGGACACACTATTGGTCACGGAGTAAACACAAGTAACGGCAAGGTTTACAACTTAATAAAAGGAACAAATCACGATTACATCATAGAATACGACAGCAAAACATTTGTTTCCGCCATCGTGGCCCAATCTACAACAGGAACCCGGTTAAATTTTAAAACAGGAGAAAGAATTACCAATGTGGAAGTTTTGGCCGGAAATACCGATGCCGATACCTTGCTTAAATTTTCTGGCGACAGCAATCCGCCAAGGATTCTGAACATTGCAAGGGCAAAAACGTGGGGAATTGACGGTTTTACCGCCGAGGAAATAATGCTTATCAAAGCACCTCCATTATATCCGCCAACAGTTGTCCAAATAAACACTTCGGATTTGAAAGAAAATTTCCTTGAAGACAAGTATCTTTCGTTTGCGACAAGGTATAAATACAAAGACAATTACTATTCTGCTATTTCTACTTGGCAGGAATACGCTTTTACTCCGGACAGGTTTCAATTGGATTTTTCTTCCTGCGAAAACAAAGGAATGGTCAATATCTATAACGGATGTGACATTACTTTTACGACAGGACCAAGGGAAGTTATCGCCGTTGATTTATTGTTTAAATACAGTATTTCATCAGTTGTTTACAAAGTGGATCAATTTGTAAAATCTGAAGAATCTTGGGGCGACAACATTTCTATTCCGGTGCCAATTCGATTTACGAACAGCAAAGTGTTTTCGGTATTGCCGGAAGACCAATATTTCAGGTCGTATGACAATGTTCCTGAAAGCTTGGTTGCATCGACTATGGCAGGGAATAGAGCGATGTTTGCCAACTACAAAGAGAATAAAGACTTAATTGATAAAAACGGTAATCCTGTAGTAATGGATTATTCTGTTGGAGTTTCGTCGGTTGCGCCACAGTCAAAGGAATTAACTGTTTCAAGACTAACGTCAACTTCAATATTTGATGCTTCAACAATTGTGGACGGAAAAATACGGTTGAATTTTACGGGAACAAGTTTGGTAAAAGGAGGCGCTATTTCAGTTTTATTCAACATAAAAACCATTGCGGTAGTTCCTGCAATTCCAGGAAGATTAATAACCACTTTCGACAAATCATACGCCACGATATTAGATAAAGATTATGCCAATATAGCGGCCGTAATTACGGATGACGCCATCAATGGTTTTAAATCGGGCATTGAAGGGTATTTGAGCGATTTATGCAAAAACACACCGGTTTTGCCAACTAATTCATTGGGTTTTCCGCCATCGATATTCAATGGATTTACGGTTACGGTAGTGAGTTCGAACGTGATAGATATTACGTTGCCGTCGATTAAATATGAAATTGAAGTTTTGCCGTCTGGTCCCAATACGTTTGTTACAGAATATTTCCAAGACGCTATAACAACTGCTTACGTGGAGTCTATTGGAAGCAAGAAATCTATGAAAAGCTATCGTAGTTATGAACTCGTGGCTATTTACAAAGACGCACAAGGCAGAAAAACTACAGGGCTTTCGAGTACCAACAATACGGTTTTTATTCCTATTTCGAAGTCGGCATCAAAGAATATGCTCACCGTTAATATGGGAACTACCAAACCTCCTTTTTGGGCTACAACCTATAAATTTGCCATAAAAGAAAACATCAAAACCTACGAAGAAATTTACGTGGTAGATTACTATGTTGATGGTAATTTTAGATGGGTTCGTTTGGAAGGAACAAGCAAAAACAAGGTGAACGAAGGCGATACTTTATTGATAAAAAGTGATGCTTACGGAATTCTAACCAAGCCAATTAAAGTAAAAGTATTAGAAATAAAAAATCAGGATGCTGATTTTGTTTCAGGAGGAGTTGTTACGGAGTTGGCCGGAATGTATATGAAGATCAAACCTGAAGGCTTCTCAATGGATTATAATCCTGATGCTTATCAAGAATACCTTGGTTACGACGGCAAGAAAGACTCTTTTCCAACTGTAACGCTGACAATACCAAAAGTAACAACGCCTCCTTCGTCAAGTACCATACCGGAAGGGTCCCTTCTTTCATTTACATTTAAAAGTAATTTCAGTAATGAGGGCGAATTTAATGAATATCCTGAAACATCATTTGTGGCATCGAGTGATTATGCCAACATAAAAGCATTTTACGACTCGCAATTATCTTCGGTAGTTTTTCAAGGAAACAATACAAATCCAACAGAAGTGGCTTTTGGAGGTGTTTTTCAAGTATTGGCTCCTACTGACAATACACTGCAAATACGCGGTACATCAGACGGTAATTGGCATAAAAGAGGGTTCTTGGATGTTAAAGTCACATTACGTACGACCGCAGGATTTATGATTTTTGAAAATCCTTCAAAAGAAATTGAAACAGGTATTTTTTACGAAACTCCTGACGTGTTCAATATCGTAAATGGCGATCACGAATTTTCGACCAATATTTTAACCAAAACTTTCAATTGTTATTCGCAAGGTAATGGGGCCGAAAGCTACCAAATAAGGGATTCTTTTAACGAAAAGTATTTGTCCATCGACTTTCCGGTAACGGCGGTCAGTAGCGACCAATACAGACAAGTAAACCGCTTTTCGAATATTTGCTATTCAGGAGTGTATAATTCCGATACCAACATCAACAAGCTCAATGAGTTCAATTTGTATTTGGCCAATTTCAAGGAAGACATCGACAAGAGTTATGGCCCAATCGTAAAGATAAAAGGAACGGACTCCAATCTTGAAGTTCGTCAGGAAGACAAATGTAGCGTCGTGTTTTACGGAAAGGATATTTTGTACAATGCCGACGGCGAATCGAACTTGACCAAAGTAGAATATGTTCTTGGGGAACAGAAAATGACCGGCGGCGAATACGGGATTTCCTATCACGCCGAAAGCGCAGACGACTACGGAGCCAATTCTTATTTTACAGACACCAAAAGAGGAGTCGTGCTGAAAGACAACTTCAACAATGGACTGTTCGAGATTTCGAGCCAAGGAATGAATTCGTATTTCAAGAAATTGTTTCGTGACAACGTGATCGACAACATCATTGGAGAATACGACCAATACCACGATGTTTATGTATTGAACATCAAATACAACGGAAACCAATACGTGACCTGGATTTACAGCGACAAGGACAATGGATGGTTGGGCAGGATTACCTTTAATCCGGAAGATATGTGTCGCGTGAACGGAAAGTTTCTGTCGTTTTACAACGGCGAGATTTACGAACATAATCAAGCCACGGGAAGAAACACTTTTTACGGAGTGGAGTATTTGAGTAAATTCGTGTTTAATTTTTCGCAAGCGCCAAGCGAAAGGAAAATTTATAAAAACATCGAAATCGAAGGAACTGACGCTTGGGAAATAACAGCCACAACCGACTTGGATTCAGGACAAATCGACAAGACCGACTTCGTGAACCAAGAAGGCGTACAGAGAGCTTACATCAGGACTTCTGACGGCGTTTTTGACAGCGCAAACATTTCGGCTCAAGGTGTTGGAAATTGTACCGTTGCAGGGCTTGTTTTGAGTTTTACTTTCCTGTTGGAAGACGAAATATCCGTAGGCGATACCGTCAGAAACATAAACAATGCCGTTGTAGGGAAAATAGTTTCAAAAACTGCCAAAACTTTGACGCTGGATGCCGTGGCAAATCTTGTTTCTGGAGATTACGTGATGGTTTCGAAATCGCAAAGTGCAGAATCGAGAGGACTTTTGGGCTATCATTTGCAAGTTTCGGCGCAATTAATGAAAAACACCAAGACGGAAGTGTATGCGGTGAATACTAATATTACAAAAAGTTATGTGTAAATGAAAAACGAGATTTCAAAAAGTGTAATCGGTCACAGCATAGACGAGCTTGAAGCCGTAATGGTAGATAATTTTCCTCTTGTGCATTTTCCGGTAAAAGAGCATTTTACGGATGGAATTTATACGAGAGAGGTATTCTTGCCTAAAGATTCATTTGTCACCTCCAAGATACATAAAACGCGTCACCAATTCTTTATTTTGAAAGGAAAATGCGCTATTTGGGTGGATGGAATTGAACAAATTGTTGAAGCACCCTACATAGGAATAACCGAAGCGGGAACACGAAGAGTGGTTTATGTGTTGGAAGATATGGTTTGGGCGACTACACACGCCAATCCCGACAACGAAAACTCGGAACAAATCGAGGAAAGAATTATTGAAAAACACGACAATCCCTGCTTGTCATTGGAAATAAAAGAGAGAGTAACCAACCTTTTAAGCGAAAAATTATGAGTTATATAATGATAGGAACAGCAGCAGTTACCGTAGTGTCGGGAATTGTAAAGTCAAGCAAAGCCAAGAAAGAAAAAAAGAAAATAGCGAAGGAAGCGGCTAATATGAAAGAAGTACCATTGGAAAACATCGCCGAGCAATTAAAAGTTTCGACAGTGGGCGCCAAGGCAAGACAAGAAGGACAATCTGCCCTTGAAGCTACTCAAATTGAGTCGTTAAAAGAAGCGGGAACAAGGGCCATAGGTGTTGGAGCAGGACGAGTTGCAGCAGGGAGTCAGGCAGTAAACAAAGATATTGCCGTGAACTTAAACGAGCAACAACAAAATATAGACCAGATAAAAGCAGAAGACAGCGGCCGTATTCGAATGACGAAAGAAGAGCGAAACAAAGCCAAGCTTGCTGCATTATCAAGCCAATATAACGCGGCCAATGTTGCACAACAACAAGCAAACGCCCAAATGATGGAAGGAATTAAAATGGGAGGTTCGGCAGCCGCTTCAAAATGGGGAGGTTCTAGCGGCTCTAGTTCAAACTCTTTTTCTTCGAAATACGGAGTTTCAGGTTCAATCAGTGATTATAAAAAGTAATAGTTATGGCTATAGGTGGAAGTGCAGGATATTTGACAATTAATCCCACAGAGGATTATATGGGACAGGCAGCTCAAAGAGCAAGTGATTCCTTTGAGAGAATTCGTGCGGAGAAATACCAAAAGGAAAGGGATAAAATGGCCGACGACCAAAAATTGAGGGAACAACGAAGAAGGGATTTCAAGGATGCCGAGGAGTTTAGCGCGAAATACCCCTTTGTAGCGATGGGAAATAAGAGTATTGATTCTAAAAAAAGACAGGATTTAGAAACAGGAAAAAAAAGATACAACGACGCATTAGATAGATATGAAGCAACAGGCGATAAAAAAGAGCTTGCTATGGCTAATTCTATATTGGAAACTATAAAAGAAATTCCTGAAATGGGAAAATCATTATCATTAACTGCGGAAGGATGGTTAAAAAACGAAGCCGACCTAAACCCTTCAAGTTTAGCAAAAGCTAAAAAAATATTGGAAGTAATACAAACCGATATGACTCTTGATTATGATGAAAATGGGCGTTCGGTTTATAGTATTCCAAAACGTGATGATGCGGGTAATATAACAGGTTATTTACATAAAAATATATCAGGCGAGCAGTTAAAAGAATTATTGGCCGTGGAGCCTAAATTTGATGTTACTGGAGAAAAAGGAATGTACGCTCAATTCAGAAAGGTACTTGATAAACCAAACGTAGTTATTGAGCCAAAAGGAAACTATAAAGTAACCACTACTTCTTATCCCGAAGCGGAATCTACAGCAGAAACAATGGCCAACGAAGCTGTAAATAACCATAGTGCAATGTATTGGGCTATGGAACAAATCAAAGAAGACGAAAAAGGAAACCCTATTCAATTAGATCCCGAAGATAAATCTAATTACTCAAATCCAAAAGTAAAAGAAATTGTTTATGATTTTGTCAAAAAAGATTTAATGAAAAAGGCGCAAACTACAGTTTCAAAAGAGAGAGATTTTGGAGAAGCTAATCACAATTTAGCCTTACAAAAAGAAGCCAACGACCAAAAGCAACGAAAATTAGATAATGCCTTCAAGGAAAAAGAATTCAATCAAAAACAAATTGAAGATGGATATGTAACCGTGGGGCAAACCAAATACATATTTACTCCAGAAGGCAAAGCGGCTCAAAAGAAATTTTACAGCAATCCTGACAACAAAGGGAAAGCGATGACGGCGGCGGATTATCCTGCTGACCAAATTAATTACTACGTGGAGCGAACTTCTAAAAAAGTCAATCCGAATGTCAAAAAAGCAGCAGCGAAACCCGCAGCGAAAGCGGCTCCGAAAAAAGAAGATTTAAGAAGTAAATACAAATATTAAATTATGCCAGATCCAAAAACATTGTCAGAACAAAACAGAGCAAAACTTGACGGGATTGTTCAAGAAATGATAACAAATAAAGAGTCAGACGATAATATTAATTTTGTAGTTAACGACTTCAAAGACAAATATCATCAAAAAAAAAACTCTGTTGCCACTTCAATTCCTGCAAAATTGGATTCGGGAACGACTACTGGTTCTTCGGGTGGGAAAAACTCTAGTGGATTTCCGGAAATAGACAGGAATAGCGTGGCTCCTGGTAATGGAGTTCAGCCTGATTATGCCGTGGTGCAATCGAAGAAAAAACCGCTTCAAAAACCTACTGTTTTAGAAACTAAAAAAGAAGAGCCTTCTTTTTATGAATATCTAAAAGAGAATTTAGACAATGGATTAGCTACTGTTTCGAAATCTTTTTATGATGCTCCCGGTCTTGTTTATGATGCCGCAGCCGCTATCACAAATCCCATAATAAATACTTTAACCGGATATAAAGGAGAAGATGCCTCTTCGGATAAATTAGCCAGAGATTTAGGATTTAGAAACATTCCTTCTGAAATACTTCAGGAAAAATTAAAAGTTTCCAACGAAAAAATTAATGCGTATGCAGCCAAGAACGGCGGTGATGCGTGGCAAGCGGCATCGGATGGAAATTATGGAAATGCCGCTAAATTAGTGGCAGGAACAACAATGCAATCGTTACCCATAATGGTTGCGGCAATGGCTTCTGGAGGGCAATCTTCTGCGTTAACGGCTATTGGTGTTTCTACTGCTTCCACTAAAAATGCGCAATTAAAAGAAGAACATCCTGAAATGGAATTAGGAAAAAGAGTTCTTAATTCTGCCAACGCAGGAATTATCGAAGCAGTTACAGGGCATTTATTTACGGGCGCTTCGGGCGCGGTGATGAAAAAAATATTGGCCGAAAAAGGAGTTGAGCAAGGGTCCAAGATAATTGCAAAGTCCTTTAAATCTACTATTGAGAAATCGATAGAAAAAAATCCGCTTGTAGGCGCTTTTGGAGAAATCGTCGAAGAGTCTGCCGTCGAATTCGGAAACCAATTAAACGATATGTCTTCCGGCATTAGAACGGAGTTTGATTTCCACGCCATCAAAAACGCGGGATTATCGGCCACGGGAATGGGCGGAATTCAAACATTGGGAGTTTACGGCGCCAAAGGTTACGTAAAAGCAAAAGAATATGCCAAAATGAAGGCTGTCAACAAAGAAGTTTTCAAGTTGCGTAACGAGATAGAAAATGGAAATTTGTCGGATGAAAACAAGGCTTTGTTGAGCATTCGTGCCGATAGATTGGAATCCGAAAACAAAAAATTGCTTGGAACAGAAATAGAAAAAGCCAAAACACTTCCTACCGAAACTAAAACAGAATTGAATACTTTGAATGCGGAGTTTGAGGACTTGAAATCGAAGTTTGACGACATTGAATCCGATCCCGATATTCCTGCCGGATTAAAAAAATCGATGGCAGAGGAAATCAAGATACAGGCCAATGCCAACCAAAAAAGAAAAACAGAGATATTAAGCCAAAACGACGGACTTGAAATAGATACTGACTTCTCAAAATTTGACGGTGTGGAACCAGATTTTAATTTGGAAAACGGGAAAATTTCATCCTTGCCATTAAAAGAACAAGAAAGGCTGAACAAACTTGCCGTGGAAAAAATAACCGGCGGCGACAAAACTATTGAGTACACCAAAGAACAAGTATCGGAAACCGCAAACGAAATCTACAAAAATGAGCAAAACCCAACAACTCCCACTCCCGAAGCCCAACCACAAGCCGAAGTACAAAAACCGTCCGAAGCCGAGAAGGTAGAAGAAGTGCGTGATTCTCGCCAATTCTCGCAAAATCAAGAAGAATTGACAAATGAAGTATCTCCAGTAGAAAATGTAGTTGCTACGAGTGTTAATGAAAGCAAGAATCAAAAAGACGATTCAGGAAATAATTTACAAAGTGGACATAAAAGATTTGATATAAAAATTGATAATGAAATAGCAGGAGAAATAGTTATTTCTTCTAAAAAAAATAATGAAACCTCTAAAAATACAGACTACTATGAAGTTGTAAATTCTAATGTTTCCGAACAAAATAAAGGTATTGGAACAAATGCGTACAAAGAATTAATCAAGCAACTTGATAAGCCTTTACGTTCAGATATGGTTCGAACTCCACAGGCTGAAAAAGTATGGCAAAAATTAGAAAAAGAAGGATTAGCTAAAAAAACCGAAGATGGATTAAGTTATGAAAGCATACCGGAAACAAATACTCCTACTAATGGAAACGTTCAACTTGGAGCTTCAAATGTGGGAGAAAGTGGAAATGCCAAGCAAGAAAGTCCTATTCAAGAAAGTGTACCGAGTTCCGTTGACGGTGGAGAAAGTAAAGGAGATGTTGAAAATCTAAAAAACACTTTAAAAACAATAATTCCTAAAGAGGATTTATTATCTATAGCAGTAAGTTCATTGAAAAAAGAAGGCGTTATTAATTTTAAAGATATTGAAACATCAGGACCTCCGCTTTCTCATTGGCTTAATAAACCAGAAAATCTTTCTAAAGATATAGGAAGTAAATATAAAATATATGAGTTTTTAAAAGCAGGTAATAAATTAAAAAATGAAACAATTTTATTAGATGCTAAAAATTATTTACTAGATGGAACAAATAGGACGGTTGCAAGATTAGCATTAGGACAGACTAATTTTAATTATGCAATAAGACCAGATAATTTCTTTGCAATTCCTTTAGAAGAAACAATTGCTAAAAATTATTATAAATCAAAATTAGACGGTAATAATGTTGAATTTGTAAAACAAATCGAAGAATTATTAAAAAAAACAAAGACAAGTAAAGGAGATTCTGAAGTAGAAAACGTTTCTAATTATATTAAATCGGTTTTTGATACTGTTGAAGAAGAAGTATATCCCGAAGGAGTAAAACGTGCTGGACTAACTGAATATACGGCTAAAAAAGATGGATTTGTTTTAAAAGCAAAACCATCTAAAAATGGATATGATGTTTTTTTAGGTAAACCAACAAAAGATATAGGCAACATTGAATCATTTGGCGAAATAAAAAGTTGGTTTCCTGAAAATAAAAATGATTTTAAAGAAGTAATAAAAGAGGCAAATGAAATAATATTAAACCAAAATAAAAAACCCACAACCAAAGAAAAAATAGCTGAAAGGATAAAACTATCCGACGCTAAAGTAGATGCAACAGCCGAAGCAGTAAAAGCCAAACTAAAGGCATTTACAGATATGTTCCCAAGTGCCGACATTAATCCCGATGATTATAAAATAAATGGTTTTAGCGCAGATGCTATTATTGATATGGTAGCCAAAGCGGCAAAAAGTATTGCTAAAGGGGGAATTGTCACGTCCGAACACATAAAAGAAGCAATAAACGCATTTAATACACATTTCGATGACGAAGTAGATTTCGCAGCTGTTCAGGAAAAAATCACCCCCAAGTTAGAAGCAGAACCTAAAGAATCTTCTAAAGATATGGAGGATTTCAGGGATAGTTGGAACAAAGATCCAAATCCATCTGGAGAAATAAACCAATATGATAGTGGAAACACAATTAAGCGTGAACACGGAGAATTACGCAACAACCAAGACTACGAAGTTCAGAAAGATTTAGCCAGAGTTCAAATTGGAATAAAAGCCATAGAACACGCAAAAATATTATTTGGACCAGAATATGTAGAAAAAACTTTATCATTCATAGAACAGACTAATTTAAGCCCCGAAAAGAAAGCGGTAGCTTATGTATTGCTTGAAAATGAAATGGATGCAAGAGTAAAGGAATTTCCTGAAAATGTAGGAGTGCAAAAACTACAAGATTTAGTTCGTGCCAAATCACAAGCATTTTTAGCCAATAGTGCAAGAGCGATTGGCGCAGGACGTTTTAGAGTAGAGCGTTTCAGGGAATTAGCGAAAAATGGTTTTGCAGAAGAAGAATACACCAATGCTATTTTATCTACAAAACAAATTAAGGATAAAGAAAAAATCCAACAATTATCACAAGTTACTTCGGAAGAAGTGGACAATGAATCTGATTTACAAGAAAGCGATGTTGATTTCGAAATAGCAGAACCAACCGTAAAAAGAAATCAAAAAGCGGTTAAAAAAGATATTAGCGACGTATTGGCTCAAATGAGAAAAGACTTGCTTAAAGTAGCAAAAGGAAACGTAGCAATGTCTTCAATTCCTTATGCGGCTCAATTACAAGCAGTAACACCTCATGTGATAAAACTTTCTAAACTTCTTGCCGAGTTGGGAGGAATGAAAACCAAAGAAATTATTACAGAAATACACAATAATATCAAGGAAATGTTTCCTGAAATAGATAAAAAAGATGTTTCAGATATTTTAAAAGAACAGGCTAAAAAGAAACAAAAGCCTAAAACCGATGCTCAAAATAAAACGGATTCAATAAAAGAAGTTGTAAAACAAGCATTGATAGCAAGTGGTTTTGGTAAAGAGATTACTGTAACCAAAAACCAAAAAGATTCAAAAGGAAATAATGTACTCGATGCCGACGGAAAAGTAATTCGAGTTAAAGGGCAAAAACAAGTTTTGGATTGGAAAAAACTTGCAGGAGAAGCGGGAACTATCGAAAATATCCGTAAAAATGTAGAATCATCGCTTCCTAGTAACAAATATACAAAAGCACAAAAAAAAACAATGCAAGACGCTCTCGAAGCGGAATACATTAGGCTTTCCGCAGACGTGATACAAAAAGGACTTGATGAACTAGTTCGACGAAATACACCAAGAAAACCAGTTAACACAAAATCAGCAGCGAGAAAACTTGCAGAATTGCACAATTATGGTTTGTTCGAGAAAAGCAAAGATAGTTATGAAAAAATCATAAACGATATTTTAGGTTTTGGAACATTAGACCAAAAAGCGTTCGAGGAAATGAAACAAATAGCCAAAGGTTATGCCGTTTTGATGGATTCTGGATTGTCAGAAACAGAAACTAAAGATGCAATTAATGCTTTGAGCAGAAGACAATCGAGATTAGTTGCTACTCTTGCTTTTTCGAGAGGTGATTGGAAATTTAAACTTGCTAATGCTGTAAGCGAAATGACAAATTTATCAACTCGTTTTAAATTAGTAAATCTAGGAAATTTAATCGAAAACGTTAATTCAGGTATTATGGCTAGAGCAGCTAATAATATGATGGATGCAATTGCTACTGGAGTTACAGGCAAAAAAACAACTAATAAAGCATTAAAAAAACAATCGAGCGAAAACGCAAGAGCAAAACTAAAGGGAATCTCTATAGAAGCCTCGGAGTCTTACGGTGACACCTCTTCCCTATTATTGAATCATAGCGCCATTGAAGATTATTTTAACAATGCCACAACCAATAAAATGTATCATGCAGTCATATCAACTTATATGGCAAAACCTATATTGGAAGGTGCGGATAGTTTTAATAAACTACTGATAACAGAAGCCAAGTTTGTTCGTGCTACCATTAAAGTTTTGGAAGCAAAAGGAATGAGTAACACAGAAGCATTGGACTATGTATCTAATGCTTTGACAGGAGAATCTATGAAAGAGGCGCTACAAAAATCTAAATCATTGATTGAGAAAGTAAACAAAGAATCTGGTAAAAAGATACTTAACGATTCAGAATCTTCCATAAAATCACTCGCTTCGGATGTTGTAAAAGAGTCATTGGTAAGCGGAGGACAAATATCCGAAATCGAACTAAAGAAAATATTTAATGCTGCTTACAAATCAGCAGGAAAAGATATTGGTCACGTTTCAAACAACTGGGTTACAACAGAAATATCTAAAGTAAGTTCGGACAACGAAAACAGATTAGCAGAAGCTATAAAAGAACAAAAATGGGGAGTCGCCTCGTCATTAGTTGTGAATCAAATTATATGGAAAAACTTCATTTCCACATTCGTGGGAGGTGGAACAAACTGGTTTGTTAAAGGTCTTCAAAAAGCGGCAAATCCTTTGAGTTTAATTTCTTTGAGAGAAGATGTTATGAGGCTTAAAATGGCGGGAGAATTAGACGTAACTACAGATGAAGGCATCAAGAATATGGAGGAAGTATTGTATCGAGGAATGAATTTAAGAAGTACGTCAGGCACAATGTTGATGGGGGCGATAATTACTTCTTCGATAATCGGTTCGATGATGGCAACTGGAGCCGACGATGAAATAGATAAATGGCTAAAAGAAAATAAATGGGCTAAAAAGTATTTTGACAAAACAGTTCCAGATGCAGTCATTATGATGTTGGCTATAAAAAACAAAGAGTATGGACGCTATATTGCTAAAGTAGTGAATGTAAAAGCGGACTTTTTTGATGACCAAAAAAACATTAAAACAATATTGGAGAAATTTGCCAAAGGACGTGATGAAAACGATTCCGAAAAAACAAGTGATGCTTGGGGAGAATTAGGCTCAATGTTAGGAAAAAGATTTGAAGCTCCGATGCCGTTAAGAGCAGGAAAGGATTTCAAACAAATATATAAAGGATTGGTTAACGGAGAATATCAAAAAACCGACTACAATACAAGTGGCTTCTTAAATGGATTTTTACAAGGTGGCGTTGCAGAATCCTGGGGACTACGACCTGAAGCTACATTTGTAAAAGAAGATTCTCCAAAAGGAAAATTCGACAAAAAACAAAAGGAAATCAAGGAATTTAACGATTTGCCAGAAGTCGAAAAAGAAAAAATCAGAGCGAATAACCAAGTAGTTTCTTTGAGAGGCAAATTAACCGAAATGGAAAATATAAAAAGTTCGATAGTAAACAAAACTCCTTATTATGTAAAAAACGTGGAAGGAGAAGTAGATTTAAGTGCCATGACCATCGAAGGAATAAACGAAACAATTGCTAACATCAAAAAAAACATGGAAAAGAAGAAAAAAGAAGCAGGAGATAGATATACTGAACCAAAGGAATAAATTTAATGCTAAAAGCCTCTCATTACGGGAGGCTTTTTTAATTTCATTTTATACCGAGTTGGACGAGGAGTTTTTGTAGTTCGGATTTGTTTTTAATAGTTCCTTTGAATATCAAATTATTTATATTTGGGGCGTATTTTTTAGAATATATAAAAGTTTTATATTCAGGATTAAATTCAAGATAAATTTCTTGTATTCCAAGTCTGTAAGTGTCATAATCTACTTGATTCCACCCTAAACTTTCTATATCTTCTCTATCAAGGAGTTTTACTCGTATTTCACTGTGCCAGTCGTTAAATGCAAAAGCGTCTTCAATATCTTTTGGTTTTGATATTATTGTTTTGACAAATTCAGTTGAA